AAAAATGGTGCTAACTGTCCAACTGATAAACCAAATACGTCTGCTAATGCCCCTTGCTCTATCCTACCTAATCTAGCGAATGCTTCTGGCCCACCAACCTGAGCAATAATTTCGTCAATAACTCCTTGTTGGTCATTTGCCTGTGCGAGTTGTCTTGCCCTATCTAAATTTAATTGTCTACCTATCAACGCTTCTGCTTCCATCTCTTTTGTTAGTGAACCCTCAATATCAACCAAGTTATCCATAACGCCTTCAACTGTTTGTAAGTTAGTTCCTAAATCAGCAGCGGCTCTAGCAGCTCTAAATACCTCATCCGCACCATCAGCACCTGCTCTTGCAAAAGCATCTGCATTTTGTGCGACATCTGCCATAACCTTTGCAACAGGTATTCCCTCTGCTCTTGCTAGACTTGCTTCAAACTCTAATGTTGATGAAAGGGTGTCCAATGATTCACCAGATACGTCTGATAACACCTTTAACAGTTTAGCTGTCTCACCACCACCTATACCAAGTTCGGTTGTTAAGTCTGCGATATTTTTAGTTGATAAAGCTGATGCCTCCTCAACATTTCCAAACTCTGTTACTAATCCGGTTACAAGTTCTTTGGCTTTTTCTGAGTCCCCACCTAATAACTTTGTTTGTAACGCTGCGGCTTCCATTCTACCGGATAACTTTAATGCATCAACTGCAGACACTCCTAAGTTTCTTCTAACCTCTAAGGTTTGTTTGGCAACATCTATAAATTTTTTGACTATTAGTCCTACGATTATTGATAGTGCAGCAATTGGGCCTGCAGCAGTCAATATTGATTGTACAGTTGACAAAGTACCACCTAACGCATTATCTAAATTATTAAACAATTCTGCCTTTACCTCAAATACCTTTTCTATTCCGGGTAAATTAGAAAGTTCCTGTGCTAAATCTTCAACATTTTTAGTAAAGTCACCAAAGTCTGTGTTTTCTAATTCATCGAATACATCTTTTGCACTCATACCACCTTCATTTATTTTCAGTAACAAATCTGCAAAATTGTTACCTGCACTAACCAATGCTTTGTCGCCGCTTTGTGCAGCGGTTTCTAACATTGTTGAGAAACTAGCACCCTCACTTGTTATTGAAGATAATTTTCCTAATAAGGTTCCGCTAAGTTGGTTAATTTTTGCACTTAAATCTGCAGTACTAGCATCGACACCCAAAGCTTCTTTTTTAAGTCGTATTTGTTCTTCTAACTTTCTATTATTCTCTTCGGTTTTGTCATTGAGCTTGTTCTGTAAATCAACAGCTTTTTGCTGTTGCACAGTCATCTTTTCGTATTCTTCAGGTGTGATTGCCATAATTACTTTTTAAGACAGTTTTTTAAGTTTGGATATTTTTTACACATTATGTCCATCGCACGTTGATTAGATTTATTAATATTAATAAATGCTTTCTTCAGCTCAGGATTAGTATCTAACATTTTTTTTGCGGTACCGCTTAGCTTTTTATCTCTCCATTTTTGATATAGCTTATCTAAAAATCCCTGTTCTGTTAGTTTCATAAATTATCTCCGTGTAAATTTTTTAGATGGGTTCAATAATAAATATCAACTAATCTACTTTTTAAATGAAGGCTTTGATGCTCCACTACGAGCTTTTTCATATTCGGCAGCCTGTTCTTTGAAATGTTTCTGTAGTCTTTTAAAGTAAAATGTGCGTAGATATATAGGCATGTTGTACATCTCTGTAAAAGAAAACATACCCTGTGAATTGAAGCTTATCTGAAATATTTGTTCGTGTATTTCTTTCTTATACTCTAACGGAAGGCCAAAGAAACGAAACGGTCATTGGGACCGTAAATCTTCTCCTTTCGCCTTCATCATCTGTGTATTCCCAATTCATATCAACATCAGGAGTAATCTTATCAACATACTCTCTGAAAGCGATTGAATCACGTGATAAGAATTCATTGTCTACAAAGTCTCTGATATGTTTAACATCTGGATTTCCATCTACCGATGTTATCTGATGTTTAAATCTTGTGGTTAATGTATATGTCACACCACCACCAATTTTTTCCAAACCTTTTACCTCTTTATCTATTTCCTTTTCATCTCCTGCAGTAAGTAGTTTAAATCCTATCTTTCTTTTGGTTGCAGGTAATTCCATTTCAAAGAAGTTACCATTACTGATTGACTTCTCATTCATCTTTTTATCTTTTAATTTGGTTAAATCAACCTTCACCTCTTTACCCATATATGTAACTGTATAATCTTTTCCGTATGCTAATATTCGTGATGCAATTAGAACAGCATTTTTGTCTCCAACCAATAACTCATCTACTTTTATTTGTTTATTAACAATCAAAGATTCTAGTAATTTATCTATGACAATTCCTTTCTTAATTAGGTTTGCAGAGGTAAGTATATCTTCTTCTCTTGCTGTCATATATTTTATTTCTATTTCACCGCTTGAAAGAGGGCTCTCTTTAGGGTACAACAATCCCTTTGAGGGCAGACTAACCACCTCTGTGGGAAACTTATTCTCAGCCATAATTGACTCCTATATTGAATTAAGAACTATAACTATTTTTTACCAAATTTTTCGGCAGCTGTAACACCCAGTCCAACGACTGAAATGTACATAAAACATTCTAATATCTTATCTTTTACCTCAAATGCAGAAAAGGTATCAGCACCCCAACTACATATTAACATAAAGAATGCCATAAAACCGACAAATCTTTTACTTGAAATCTTCGCATCACTGCTAAGCATTTCCCTTAAAAAACTCATATAAACTCCTTAGAATTGTAGGATAGCGTAGTCGTATCTAAGTGTTAGTGTTATATCAGCTGATTCATTTACAGACCAATCAATTGTTCCGAAATTTGCGTTAGCGATATAAGCACCTTTTAAAGTCCACTCTTCTACTTTATCTCCGACAGGACCTAACATATTAAAAGTAACATCTTTTTTATAGAAGTCTGAATATCCATCTCTACCAGTTACGGATTCATGTGATAATCTTACCCATTCCATTACAGATTGTGCACCACTTGGTACAATTGGGTCGTATAACATTATATCCAATGGTTGCCAGACACCTTTTCCTTTTACATATCTCTGTACGTTGATATGATCTAAAACTATTTCTTCAAATTGAATATTAGGTCTGTTTCCACTTTTAATTATATATGCAGGAATCCCTTCTATGTACATAATGAACCTATTCTTTAGTTTAGGTTCAAAAGGAGTGAACATAATTTCTGAAGGATCGATTAAGTCTGGCATTTCAGTTCTCCTATTAATAATTTAATTCTCATATATAAATATAAGGAAATTGAAAAATCATTCAAATGAATGTTATTTTCATTCTTAGTTTTTTCATAGTTTTTTAGAATAAAAAAAAGGGGAGTAAAACTCCCCTTTATTTTAGTACTCCCCTATTATTCAGGAAATGCTGCACCAGTTGGTAATACTGTAAAGTCAAGTACAATAAACTCTGCAGTTCTTGTTGGTTGAATGAATATTTGTCCTACTAATTGATTTCTATCAATTACGTCTGGAGTATTATTCGAATCATCCATAACAACTTTGAATGCACTCAAACCACTATTTGCTTGTACTGATTCCAAAAATGGATTTACAATATTTAAGAATCTGGATCTTGTAGATGAATCATTTTGTTCGAATACTAAGAATCTACTTGATGAGGCGATGAACTTCTTCAGTCTAATCAACAATCTTCTTACATTGATTCTATCTAAAGCAGATGGTTTAGCCTGTAGTGTCTTTTGTCCAAATACCACAACCCCCTGACCTGGAAATGTTGCGATTGGATTAACTCTTCCTTCATAGAGTGTATCCCTATCGGTGTGAGTTAATTTCTTTTTGGCCATCCTTACACTAGATAATCCACCTCTATTTAAACCAGCAGGTGCGAACCATTCATGTGCTACCCTATCGGTAAATGCTATCACACCAGGGATTACAACTGAAGGCGGAACCCAAACCATATTACCAGCCCTGCCTGGATCATCTATCTTAACCCAAGGATAATAACTAGCTACAAAATTGGTATCCAATGTTGCGACATCGTTCACTGCGGTATTTACATTTGCACTATATCCTGAACCATCCATCACATAAAATGCATCACCACGACTTTCAATTTTATTGATAGCATGATTTGTTACGGGTGAGTGTAAACTATGTACCATACCTGGTGTCACTAACATATTTATATCTATTTCATCTGGATTCGATACTGCGTTAATTGCTCTTTTGTAGGCGACAGAACCACTAGCGGTTGTTGTTGAACAATCAAATCCCATTGAATTAGCAGATGTTATTGCATTACCAGTATTGAGAGCTCTTGCAGGATCTATACCATCAAATCCATGTTGAAATGGAACTGCAAACTTCATCTGTTTAACAGATGATGATACACTCAAAAATATTGACTCAGTAGCCCAATTTGAATTCTCAGCTGTAAGAGTTGTATCACTTGGAGATGTCGTTGCACTTCCAAATCCTTTCATATTCAATAGACTGAATGCAACATTACCACCTACACTCTCAGTCTTAGGTATTGGAGCCATAAGTGCTCTATTAGCAAGAAGTGATGATTCGTCGTGAAATCTTTCATCTATCTTAAACCCATAAGGAGCTTCTTCTAAATACTGATTCACATCCTGTCTGAAATCCACCTGTTTTAGTGAAAAAGAAGCGGTAGGAACTTGGATTAGGGCAGAGGATTTGACTGGATCTAATATAGCAGCAAATCCCATTGGCTGTGAAGTCTTATTTGACTTAAATGCTTCCTCATCATAATCACCGATTCTGATATGTCTTGCAAGATTAGGATAATTTCCATACATTGTCACATTACCTTCATTATCAACTTTCTGAAATTGGTCACCAATTACTTTTGCAATGAAATTAGGTGAATCAGGATCTAAATTCAATTTGTTGAATGATTCCATAAGATTTGCACTTAAATCATACAGTTGTAATCCGAATTCAGCAAACTCAGGACTTGAATTAGAATTAGATGGCTTTTTAACATCACGAATCATAACGTAATGATTATTTGTCTCAGTACCATCGGCTCTGGTATAAATTTTGAATAAATTAGTCCCATTCTGATCTTGAATGTAAGGTGTTCTAGCATTTGTGGCATCACTATTACCTGTTATAGTAATATCAATACTGTTATTATTTTCAGTTATAGTTTCCGTGCCTGACGTAAAGTCATATCCACTTGCGACAGAGAAGTTTTCTATTCTTAAACTACCTGATGGTGTGATAAGACTATTCAAATCAGCTATATTACTTCTGAAATGTTTGTATATGTAAGCTGGAGCATCAGTAGAACCAATCTTCTTTCCCGTAGCTATATCGGGTATCTGTTCTGCAAAAAAGTTAGACGTAGTGCCTCCGCCTGATTCCAGTATTGTTAAATTACTTAAACTTGCGGTTGCATTTGTACCGTTTATAGTGAGATCGAATTTACTTGCAGACCCGTGTGCACGCCGATTACCACCCGTATCAGTATGTTCTAAAGAACCACTTAATGAACCACCAACATTATTTATTGCTGGTAAAAATGTTGCAACTACCATATTTGGATGTCTTCCTGGTGCTTCAGATTGTGATACAACTAAATTAAAACCTGAAACTTTGTAACCACCTAAATATCCTACTTTCACTACTTTAACCGAACCGGCTGATCGTAGGTATTCATTAACGGTATATGGTGTATAGATATCACTCGAAAAAGAACCGAACACACTTTCAAACTCTGTCATTGATGTAACTTGAGTCGGTACAAAAGAAGGCCCTTTTAGAGTTGGACCTACAATTACTGCGTCAATATTTGCTACACCAGTTGGTAAGAAAGATAAATCCCTTTCACGAGTAAATACACCTGGACTGACTATTCTCTCTGCCATGTGTTTTCTCCTTAAATTTAGAAATTAGATTATATATAAATATAATTTAATTTTCCCAAATACAATTTCGCTAGAAATTTATTTTATTTTTTTATGATTCTTCTTCTACAACTTCTGGTTGAGCTTCAGGCTGCGGTGTAGGTACGAAAACTCCTGTTTCAGGATTTAATGTACCAGGACCATACTTCTCAGTAAGTTCTGCAACTAAAGACCTTTCAGTTTCTTGATTTTCAACCCAATCAGATTCTAGCTTGGATTCTGCTTCCTCTAAATTATCCATCTGTTGTTCTAAAACCATCTTTTGAACTTTAGCTTGTCCGAATCCTGCTTGAATTGCTTGATATTTTTGACTTAAATCCTGAAGAGACTTTAGCTCTTCCTCTGAAAATTTAATTTCTGACATTTGTAACTCCTATTTGGTTATTAATAACTATTAAATAAATATCTCAAATACAA